GTTCCACATCACCCTTACTGCCGCCGCTACTGGCGTCACCCTAAGCGGTGATGCGATCGTGGAAGCTGGTACATCTAGCACCTTCCGTGCTGTTGTTACCGCTGCTAACACCCTCGTCATCTACAAGACCTGATGGGATTGTTCGCCTTCCGGCGACTGCGTGAACGTGAGGCTGCATCTTCGGATGTGGCCTCTTTTTCTACGCCGGAGCCAGCTAAGATAGAACCAACACCAGAACCTGATAATGGCGATCGTCCTAGTCGCAACAGCCGGCGGAAGCACGTCAAACACGTACCAGACGCTAGCTGATGCGCAGGCCATCATTGATGGCCTTATCGAGGATGCTGATGTGACTGCATGGGCAACGGCCACCACCGATGCAAAAAACCGTGCATTGTACACCGCTGCGCAGAGGTTAGACCGTGAACGCTTTCTTGGTGCTCGCGCTACTGATACGCAATCAATGCAGTGGCCTAGGACAGGTGTACGCAAACCTGACACCTACATCAACACCTACGCCGTTGGTTTTCCGTTTCGTATCACCACTGATTATTTCACCGACACCGAAATCCCAACGCAGATCAAGCAAGCTCAGGCCGTGCTGGCCGTCTTCCTAAACAACAACACCGATAGCCTTGGACTGTCTGGCCTTGAGGATTACAACAGCGTTAGCATCGGGCCGATCAGCGTTACGGTCAACAGCAGTAGCCCGCAAGCTGGTGCCGATAAAATCCCGCCGATGGTTGAACGCTACCTGATAGGCCTTAGAATCAGTGGACCAGGCAACATCTCAATCCGCAGGAGCTGACCCATGTCGTTGATTTCCCCCGGTAGTGACGAGATCTTCGCTAGGCGCAGGACAGACGGCACCTATTCCGCCGGTATTGTCAGTGCTGGCTTCCGCACTACTGCTACGATCACACGTCCCAGTAACGCCACTGCATACACGGCAGGTGATGTTGTTGGTGATACCGGCGGCAGCGCAATACTTACATTTAGCAACATGGGGCCCAATAGTGGCTATGTGCTAATTCAAAGCGCTGCATTGATTTTTAGCGATAGCGCAGTACCCAGTGGTATGGGTAGCTTCCGCGTGCATCTTTACAGCGCATCTCCTACTGCAATTGCTGATAATGCTGCATATGATTTGGTGAGCGCAGATCGATCGGCATACATGGGATACTTTGATTTCCCAGCGCCTGTGGACTTTGGTAGCACACTTTACACGCAGACGGATTATATTGGCCGCATGATTAAGATGGCAACTAGCAGCACTACGTTTTACGCTGAGATTGAAACTAAAGGCGCATATACACCGGTTAGTGCTAGTACCGTTGAATTGCGTATTAGCACGCTTGAGGCTGGTCTCTGATGCGAGCGTTAGGAGCATCACGAACTAGCGTTGTTGCTGGTGGCGTATTAGCCGGCAACTGGGCGCGTGATCCACTATGGAAAAATGCACGTGCTGTTCCAAGTTTAGATTTACGTTTTGCTGAGAATAAATCACTGACTGATGCCAAGACTGGCGCCAGTCTGGTCACCTTCACCCGCGCCAGCACCGGCACGTACGTCGGCAGTGATGGGTTGATTAAGACAGCCACCACCAACGAGGCACGTTTCGACCACAACCCGATCACGGGTGAAAGCCTTGGCCTGCTGGTGGAGGAGGCTAGGACGAATCTGGTGCTCAACAGTGCAACACTAAGCACCCAATCAGTCACAGTAGCTGCTGCTGCTAATACATTGTCTTTTTATGGCACTGGAACAGTTACGTTGACTGGTGTCAGCACGGCTGGGCCATTGGTGGGTACTGGTGCAAACAATCGTGTGTCTTTAACTTTTACACCAACTGCTGGCGTATTGATATTGACAGTATCTGGCTCAGTTACTAACGCCCAACTTGAAGCCGGCGCCTTCCCCACTTCTTACATCCCCACCACCGCCGCAACCGCCACCCGCACTGCTGATGTGGCCAGCATTACCGGGACTGCGTTTAGCTCGTTCTACAACCAGACGGAGGGGACGGTGTTTGCGGAGGGGGTTGCTAGAGATAGTATTAGTGGCACAACCTCAAGAGTCTACGCACTTGCAGGCAACGCAGCCACCACCGAAGTATTTAGCATTGAAGCGCGTTCAGCTACCAGCATTCGTGCGCGTGTATTAACTGGCGGCGTGACGGTTTTAGCAAGCGACACGTATAATGCGCTGGGCAAAAATTCCAAAGTCGCGGGGGCTTGCGGATTAGACGGGGTAACTGTCTGCGCAGATGGTAGGTCGCCAGTAACAAGCGCCAGTTCAATTTCAACGCCAGATGCGCTCTACTTAGGAGCCAACGCTCTGGGAGCTGGGGGTTCCTGCCTCAACGGCACCATCAAACGCCTCACCTATTTCCCCGTCCGCCTTGCCAACCCCACCCTCCAAGCCATCACCCAACCATGACGCAGTTCCTACGATTCCCCGACGCTGACGCCTGGCTCACGGCGGCCACTGATGCTGGGTTCATGGCCGACGACACCTTGGCTGCCTACACGCATGACCGTGCGATCGACGTGGTTGGCACCATCGCTGACATGGCTGGCTTCCACGTCAATTACAGCGGGGTGTTGCCTGAGACCTGGGCGGAGTTCCTAGTAGCACCAGAGCAGCCGTATCGGGTGTTTGCATAATGGCACTTGCATCTTCGCTGCAAAAGACTGCCTCCAAGCTGATGGAGAAGTTTGGCGGTGCATTGACCTATAGGCGCGTCAGTGGCGGCGCCTATAATGCCAGCACCGGTGCAATTACAGAAACAACAACTGATTACAGCTTGCGTGGTGTATTACAAGACGTCAAGGCACGTGAAGTAAATGAACTAATCCAAGCTGGTGATAAGCGGTTGTATATTGCTGCAACTGATTTAGCAGTAACACCTAACACCGCTGATCGGGTTATTATTGCAGCAGTGTCGCATCAGATTATTGACATACAAACAATTGAGCAAGACAACCAGTCCATTACCTATGAACTGGTACTGAGGGCTTAATATGGCGGAAATCATTAGGCTAAGAGATTTTGGTAGGTTTAGCGAGCAGCAAGTTGATGAGTTATTGCGCGTTGTGGTATTGGAGACCGACCTAATGCTGAAGATGCAAAGCCCAGTAGATACTGGGCGATTCCGCATGAGCTGGGTTGTAGGTGAAAATACAACCGGCAACTATGATGCAGGGCCGCAGCAAACGCCTGCAATGACGCGCACAACAGGCATCAACTACACACCAGGCAGTGAGCGCGTTGGCAATTCCTATCACATCCATAACACGTTGCCATATGCAGAGCGCCTAGGTAATGGCCACAGCACACAAGCGCCGGCTGGTTGGGTGGAACTGATCGCAAGGCAAATGGCAAACCGCGCTAGGCAACTGGCGGATCAAATCGGGAGGCAATCCTAATGGCTGCGCTTGATCTTAATGCAATTCGTGCTGTAATCGAAGGCCGCCTAGCGACTGAACTAGCCCTAGCGCCTGCTATTCCTGTTGTATTTCACAACATGGCATATACGCCCACACCAAGCAGCACATGGGTGCAATGCCAAGTCAGCTTTGGTAATAACAACTACGTCACGATGGGTACTGGCGCAGGTGCTAGCAATAGCGTGATCGGTGTTGCGGTAATCAATATCTTCTCAGCTAAAGGCGTCGGTCCAGGCGCCAGCCTGATCGTTGCAAAGAGAATCCGGGATTTGTACGTTAGAATCAATACATCAGGGGTTCGCTTTGATCCCCCAATAGGCCCAGAGGTGGTGGCCACGCCGTCTCCCGAAGGGTACTTTCAAACCCAGGTCCGCTTGACCTTTGAAACCTTCGAGGATCTCTAACCATGGCCTTCTTTCGCGGTGAGCAAGGTTCCGTCAAATTTGACGATGCCGGCTCCACCACTGCCACCATTGCCTCCACACGTTCATGGTCTATGACCATTGAAAAAGACGTGCTGGAAACTACTGCGCTTGGCGCTACCTACAAATCCAACGTAGGCGGCCTAATCTCTGGATCTGGTACTGTTGAACTGATCTACACAGCCAGCAGTGCTGATGAAACAAACGTATTCATCGAGGCTGCAAACACAGCAACCGATCAAGGCGGTGCAGCGTTTGAACTGTTCCTTGACACTACCGGCACCAAAAAAATCATCTTTAACGGTCTAATTACTTCCGCTGATTACTCCGCTACTGTTGGCGAATTGGAGGTTATTACCTGCAATTTTGTCGCTAACGGTACCATCACCACCTCGATCTAACCATGGCCTTCTTTCGTGGCGAACAAGGCACCATCTTTTTCGATAAGGACAGCAGCGGCGGCGTCTCTGAAGTTGCTGCCGTACGATCCTGGTCTATGACCGTCGAGAAGGACGTCCTAGAGACTACTTCCCAAGGCGCTACCTACAAGGCCAATATCGGCGGCCTAGTCGCTGGTAGTGGCACCATGGAGGTAATGTACGACGCACCTAGTGCCGGCGATAAGCTGGACCTAATCAAGGATGTCAACACCACCACCGACGAAGGCAATGCCTTTGTTGAGTTGTACCTTGATGAAACCGGCGGTAAAAAGATCACCGGTAGCATCGTGATTACTTCCACTGATTACAGTGCTACAGTAGGCGAGCTTGAAATGGTGACGATTAACTTCACCATGAACGGCGCCATCACGACATCGATCTAATGCCTGCCACAATCCGCCCCGTTGATTTACTCGCCGGGGCTTTTGATCTCAACCAGCGCCGCCGGTTTAATATCAAGAAAGAAGATGGCAGCATTGTGCTGTCGTTGTATTTCAAGCCGATCACCCGCGCTGATCGCAAACGTGCTACTGGACTAGCATCCAGTGAAGAGGCATTAGACATCAGCACGCAGATGCTATGTCATATGGCAGAGCTGGAAGATGGCACCAAGGCATTTGCGGCGGCTGATGCAGTTAAGCTCCAGCGTGAGCTGCCGGAATCGGTACTAAATGAACTGGAGCTATTCCTGTTTGGGCTTGGTGCGGCTGAATCGCTGGACGAAGCAAAAAACGACTAGAGGCCGATAGCTGGCTTTACTTTGAAATGTTTCTAGCCACTGAGCTAGGCATGACAGTAAGCCGGCTTCGGCAGGAACTCACTGATGCAGAGTTCATCCACTTTGCTGCCTACTATGAGGTAAAAGGTAAACGCGAACGCCAAGAAATGGATAAAGCAAAGCAGCGCCGCTAGACTGACGGAAAGGTCGGTCTAGCAGTGGCTGTTTCTGTTCTTGATATTCAGGTAAACAGCCAAGGTGCTGTACGCAGCCTAAATCAGGTTGGTGCGGCATCTAATGCTGCTGAATCAGCATTTCGTAAGCTAGATGGTGTATTTGGATCACTAGCTGCAAGCTTTGCGGCTGGCTTTGCAATTAATAAAATTATCAGTGATGTAAAAGAATTAGATACAAACATCCGACGGCTTGGGACAGTTGGTGTTGATGTCCAGAAAATCAATCCTGCACTCGCAACATTAAGCGAACGGCTTGGCGGTGTTGCAAGTAAAGCGGAACTTGCTGCTGCAAGTTATCAAGCGGCATCCGCTGGATTTGCTGATACCGCTGGCAACATTAAAATCCTTGAAGCTGCAACTAAAGCAGCAACTGGCGGCCTAGCAGATAATCAAGCTGTCACCGAAGTTCTTGTTAAAACACTAAATGCTTATGGCATGAGTGGAACGCAAGCATATGAGGTAACAGATAGCATCTCAAAAGCAGTTGAATTAGGCAACCAGGAATGGAGTGACTACACCTCACAGCTTGGCCGCGTAGTAAGCATGGCGGCATTGGCAGGTGTAAGTCTTGATGAGATGAATGCCTTTATTGCGGCAGCCACCAAAAATGGTGCCACAGCAGAAGTGGCATTTACTGGCCTCAGTGCTGTATTAACTCAGTTGCTGCAACCTACCAAAGAAAGCAAAGATGCTGCCGCAAAGCTTAACGTCCAATGGAACCTAATGGGCCTACAGACCAAAGGTCTTGGCGGATTGATGAAAGAGTTGGCAGTTGCTATTGATAAAGATAAGGAATCAGCAGCGCGTATGGTTGGACCTACAGAAGCGATGCGTGGTGCATTTGCTGCTGCATCAAAAGATGGTAAAGATTTTGAAGGTATTCTTAAGCAACTTGGCGATGCGTCTGGCAAGACAGATGCAGATTTTACAACAATGAAAGGTAGCCTTGAAAATACGTTCAAGGCGCTAGATACATCATTTAAGAACCTAAGCGAAGCACTAGCCAAGGCATTTGGGCCGACACTTGTTATTGTTATTCAAGATATAACAAAAGGAGTAAATGGTTTTGCTACTGCAATGAGCGCAGTTCCGCAACCGGTAATGGAAGCGGTTGGCACAATAATAAAAGTAACAGCTCAAATAATTCTACTACAAAAAGCATTAGAAGGTATTATCGCGCTTCGCGCAGCGTTCACGGCTGCCATGGCATCTATGGCGACGACAACCGCAACCGCCGGAGCTGCCGCAACTGCAAGTTCATCTGCCTTTGCTCTTTACACTGCAAATACAAAAACATTAGCAGCAGCAGCAACCGCAGCCACACCACAAGTAGCAGGCTTGCTCGGCACAATTAAATCGCTGGCAGCAATAGGTGCAATAGTTATCACAGTTGATTTGATTGTTAAAGGTATTGGTGATGTAATTGCAGCAACAAAGGAGATTATGCGATTACGCGGTATCCGTGCAGGTGGTGGTGCCGCTGCGCAATTTGCTGGTGCATCCCGTGAAACTGTTGTCGGCGCACAAAAAGATCAAAGAAAAATTCTTGCAGGCATTCAACGCTCACAAAAAGCAAACCAATTAAATGCTGGGCAAAAAGTTGTTCAAACTTTACTTGGTGGATTATCGCCGCTTGTCGGACTTCCAGACATTGGACAACAAACGCAAAGATCACAATTATATAAAGAGCAGGCCGCGTTTTCTCAAGGAGTACTTGGTCTAGATCCAAACAAATTTAAACCCTCAACACCAGCCGCAAAGCCTACAACAACTCCACCACCCACACCAACTGGCGGCAGCGGCAGCAAACCCAAGAAAGATACTGCCGCAGACGAAGCAGCACGCCTTAAAAACGCACTTGGCGGCCTTGGGATTGAATATAGCCTTAAAAAGCAAATCTACGGGATTGATAACAAAATATTTGAGGCCAACTTAAAAGGTGATAAATCAACAGCAATCAGGCTAGAAGGAGAGAAGAAGCTTGCCGAAATTAACGCAAGTATTGCAAAGCTAGAGTTTGAAAAACTTAAGCCGCTTGAAAAGCAAGGCAAGATTGCATCATTTCTAGTAGACAAAGCTATTGCGCAACGTGATACGCAACAGCAACTTATCACAAATCAAGTGCAAGTAGCGCAACAAGCTGAAGCGGCAATACGCCCGCTGATTGAGGAAGGTGAATTGTTGAAAGCTAAGCTTGGTGGTACGGAGCAGCAATATCAAAAGGAACTGCTGATTAGGCAAATTTTAAAAGATAACCCTACGCTTCGCAGGGAAGAAGTAACGGCAATTGTAGAAAAAAATCAAGCATTGCAACAACAACTAACGCAAGCCGAGCAGCTCAAGGCAGTTTATTCCGACATCGGAATGACTATAAAGTCTGGCGTTGTTGATGCAATCCAGGGTGCAGTAGATGGCACCAAGAGCCTAGGCGAAGTTGCTGCTAGCGTATTAAATAACATTGCAAATAAGATCCTTGATGTAGCGGTTAATATGGCGCTGTTTGGTGCGATGAGCGGCACCGGTACAGGCGGCGGCTTGCTTGGTGGCTTCTTTAAGCCACCGGGTAAAGCCCTAGGAGGCCCTGTAAGCGCAGGCACGCCGTACATGGTAGGTGAGCGCGGCCCGGAGCTGTTCATGCCTTCCAGGGGCGGCAGCATCATCCCTAACAACGCCCTAGGCGGCGGCAGCGCCAACGTGGTGGTTAACGTCGATGCAAGCGGCTCCAGCGTGCAGGGCGATCAAGCGCAAGGCCGGCAGCTTGGTGTTGCCATATCGGCTGCTGTACAGGCAGAATTGGTGAAGCAACAACGACCAGGTGGTCTCTTGGCTGGTAACCGACGCTAATGGCAACATTCCCTAGCATCACGCCTACCTACGGCGCACAGAAAACAAACCAGCCCAAGGTACGGCAGGTGCAATTTGGTGATGGTTATTCCCAACGGCTAACGGTTGGCCTAAATCAAAACCCTAAAGTCTGGAGCCTGACATGGGAAGTATCAGAAGTTAATTCAGATACCATTGAAGCATTCCTTGATGCACGCGCTGCTGATAGCGAATCATTCACATGGATACCACCGGATGAAGCTACTGCCTATAAATG